TGGCGGATTAGTACCGATTAGGCAGATTATCCAGTTAGAGAGGCTGAGAATGATTGAACAGAAGTTTAGAGATTGGTTAGAGAGCGTCACTTTGACGTTGGACCAGAGAATACTTGCCGAGTTGTGCCTGGCATTGGCCAAGGACTTTGATACTAAAGCGAATACCTCTACAGCTGCGGAACTTCGTAAGACTTATTTGGAACTCAAGCGGTCTCTCGGCGATGCCGGACAACATGATCCACTAGAGGCCTTGCTGAAACGCTAATGGGTAGATTAGATCATGGAGTTCGCTATCCATCCATTTACACTAAAGCCTTACGACCTCACACTCGGATGTTCACCGATGGGGACAAGGTTATTGAACTTGTAAAGATGGCTTGGAAGTCACCAGAGAACCCTGATGGTGTTGAGCTTGATGAATGGCAGAAGTGGCTTATCCGACACATGTTGGAACGTTACCCGAATAACCATCCGACTTATCCTGGGCAACTTCGTTACAGGCAGATTGTGGTTTCGATGGGGAGGCAGAATGGTAAGTCATTGCTGGGTGCTATTCTGGGTGTTTATGGCCTGTTGCTTCATCAGCAAGGTGCTCAAGTTATCTCTATCGCCAGTTCAACTGACCAAGCCCGAATCATTTATTCGCGAGTGCTCTTTACTATTCAAAATAACGAGTATCTGAAAAAGCGTTTCAAAAAGGCTACCGAGCAACGTGGTATTGTGACCGCTGATGGTTCTGCTAGGTATGACGTAAAAGCCGCTAAAGAATCTGCCTTGCAAGGTATCCCGATGTCTCTATGTCTCTTTGACGAGTTGCATATTGCTAAACGTGGAATGTGGTCAGCTGCGGTTCTAGGTACTGCTCAACGTAAAGATGGAATGGTTATTGGTATTACTACCGCTGGCGATGAAACCTCAGAGACACTAATCGAACTTTACAAACTTGGTATTCAAGCGGCCTCTGGTGATAAAGAGTTAGAACGTTTCGGGTTCTTTTGTTGGGAGGCTCCAGAGAATGCTCAGATAGATGACCCTCACGCTTTGAGATGTGCGAACCCTAGTATCGACGCTGGACGTTTAGATTTGAATACTGTTCTGTCCGACATTAGATCTATACCGGAGCATGAGGCTAGACGCTACAGATTGAACAGGTTTATCTCTGGTACAGCTGAATCATGGATTCCAGGTGAATTATTTGCTCAAGCATCGGGTGATGGAATCACGAATCAAGAGAATGTCATTCTGGCTGTCGATAGAACTAAGAACTGGGAATACGCGTCTATTGCTGGTGCTCGAAAGTGTGAGGATGGCACTTATGAGACTGAGTTGATTGCTGGTTTCGCTGGTGCAACTGAACAGCAACTTTATTCTAAGATCCATGAACTTTATGCTAGAGGCACTATCAAGGCGATAGCAGTTGATGATAGACAGATGCCTAATTTGGTGAAACGTCTAAAGATAGATGGATTACCTGTTTGGCCTTTATGGACTAAAGAGATTTCAGCTGCATGTTCGACTGTCTACGCCATGTTTAGTTCTGGTGTTGTCAAGCATCGTAATGATCCATTACTTGTAGTTCAATCGCCTCGCGGTATCGCTAAATACACCGGTGAAACTTGGCTTATCTCTCGGCGTGAATCTCTCGGTGACATTGACGCTTTGATGGCTACTGTTATGGCTTTGTATGTTTCCGCGACACACCAAGAATATGGAATACAAGTATTTTGACCATGTCGTATATGTGCTATACAGTTTGGATGTATGGCAAGCATTTGGCAACGCCTCCTGGGTAGAGATGTAGAGCAACGTTCTGCAACTCCAATTTGGCCTACCCGGAGCGACTACGCGGTATCTGGTAATACTGCTCTAACTCTCACAGCTGTGTATCGGTCAATCCAGATCATAGCGACTCCGATTAGCAAGATGCCTATGAGGACTTTGAGATACGCGACAGGTATTGAGGTTCCAGTTGAGAACCCGATTCTGATAAATAAGCCCGACTTCTCTCAAACTAAACGTGACTTCTTATTTCAAACTGTTGTCTCTTTATCGTTGGATGGTAACGCGTTCTGGCTAAAGTCCTATGACAGTAAAGGCCAAGTCAATAACCTAACTTTGATTCCAGCTAACGCTGTGACTGTTCGACTAGATGAACGTGGCCAGAAATGGTATGACTATCAGGTAACTAATCAGGACACTATGAAGTCCACCATGACTGACATTCAGCATTTGAAACTGTTTAGCCAAGCAGGGTATTTGCGTGGACTTGGACCGATTGACGCTTGTGCTAAAGACATTGCCGCCGCGTTAGATCTACGAAACTTTGCCGCTAACTGGTTTGGTCAGGCTGGCATTCCGACAGGTATTCTAAAAACCGATAAGCCTATTGGTGCTGAGGACGCTGAACTCATAACTGAGAGATGGCACTCTAAACAGTCAGAACGTAAAGTCGCGGTTCTTGGTCAAGGTTTCGAATGGCAGACAGTTCAACTAAACCCTAGAGATGCCATGTTCACTGATGTGCAGATTCAACAGGTTCAGGCCATTGCCAGATTGTTCGGTGTTCCAGCTCGTCTATTGTTGACCGGTGTTGATGGATCTAGTGACACTTACACTAACCTGCAGGACGAGAACCAAGTGTTCTATCGCCACACTCTTATGGCTTACACCGATGCAATCTCTGACGCTCTGTCAGAATGTTTGCCACGTGGCACTAGAACTGAGTTCAACTTTGAGGGCCTATTCAGGGCTGACATGGCATCAAGATTTGGTATGTGGGAAACCGCTATCAGGGCAGGATTTATGACTGCCGAGGAAGTTAGAGAAAAGGAAGGTCTCCAAAATGACCGAGATTGAAACTAGAAGCTTTGAGGTTCGCCTTGACGCTGAGAAACGTGAAGTAACTGGAATTGCTGTGCCTTATGGCCAGACTGCCGACATTGGTGGAGCCTATCAGGAACAGTTCGTGCCAGGTGCTATCCGTTCAGTTGAGGATGTAAAACTGTTCTGGCAACACTCAGAACCTATCGGCAAAATTGTTTCAGGTAGAGACACCGATGAGGGCTTTGAGATTACAGCTTCAATCAGTTCGACCCCTAGAGGCGATGAGGCTTATACGTTATTGAGAGATAACGTCATCAACAAGTTCAGCGTGGGCTTTGTTCCAGTAGAGCAAACACGCGAGGGCAACCTAGTTACCAGAACTCTGGTAGATCTAAAAGAGGTTAGCCTTGTAAGTTTCCCTGCGTTCAGCGGTGCATCTGTCGCCGAAGTTCGTGAGGAAAACCCCGTTACTAACCCGGTAGCGGATTCAACCCCTAATGAAAAGGAACCATCTATGTCAGAGAACATGGAATTGGATGTCCGTTCTGTTCAGGATGAAGTGGCTGAGATTCGCCGCGAACTTGAACTTGTAAAGGCTCCTACAATCAGCGTTCCAACCTTTGAGACTAAGTTCCGTTCTCAGGGTGAATACGCTAAGGCTCTAGTCACAGGCGACAGCGACGCTGTTGAACTGTTCAGAGCTGCAACCTCGGCTGATGCTGCACTTCGTCCAGCGTTCGTCGGTTTCATCAACAACTTGATCAACTCTGGTCGTCCAACTCTGAACGCGTTCAGTGTCAATGCACTTCCAGCAACTGGTCTATCTGTTGAATACGCTAAGGTGAACACCAACACTATTGCTGTTGGCAAGCAGACCACCGAATCAACTGCACTATCTACTGGTGACGTTGCTCTATCGACTGTCTCTGTTGCTGTTGGCACTTATGGCGGTTACGCTTTGATTTCACGTCAAGCAATTGAGCGTTCGACTGTGAACTACTTGGATGTTGTATTCCAGGCTATGTCACTTGCTTACGCCAAGAAAATGAACACCGAGTTCATTGCTGTACTTGCTGGCCTAACTTGGACTGGTAAGACTTTTGACGTTTCGGCTCTAACTGCAACTGCAGTCATGGGTGGAATCGCTGATGGTGCAGCTTACATCAACGCTCAGACTGGTCTATTCCCTGAGTTCATCGTTGCTGGAACTGTCGCTTACAAGCGTCTAGTCAGCATCGTGGACACCGCTGGCCGTCCAGTTGTATTGCCTGTTGGTGCTGGTGTAAACAACATTGGTGGATCTAACGTTCCAGCTCTAACTGGTTCGATTCTTGGACTTCCAATCATTTGCGACCCTGCACTTGACAGCAAGACCGCTTACCTTGCAAACTCTTTGGCATTGACCACTTGGGAATCGTCAGGAACTCCTGCACGTCTATCAAGTACCGATGTCACCAAGTTGCAGGACTCTTACTCTGTTTATGGTTACGCTGCTTTCGGTGTTCCATTCGAGGGTGCAATCGTCAAGCTGAACACCGGAGCCTAATAACTCATGGCAGTTTCGGTGGAGCAGTTTAGAGCCTATGTTGGCACTAAAGAAGTTTCGGATTTCGTGGACACATGCCTGGCATCTGCAAACCAGATGGTAAGCAAGTTCGTGGGAACCGCTAGAGTGCCTCAAGGTGTTCTAGATTCTGCGGTGTTATCTTGTGCTTCTGAATTGTTCCACCGGCGTTCAGCCCCTAATGGTGTTGCTCAGTTCGCTGACATGGGAACCACAGTAAGAATTGCTAAGGATCCTATGAACGCGGCTAGAGAAATGCTATTACCCTTTACTGGGCCCGGACTATGACTAATGAGATTACTGCTTCTAAGGCAGAGTTCGCACTAGATCTAACCACAGCTGGTTTAGATGTGTTGGACTTTGTCCCTGAACGTGTAACTCCTCCAATAGTTATCATCTCGCCAGATAGCCCCTATTTGGTGACTGAGACTGTAGGGAATGAGTATCGGCTTGGTTTGAAACTGACTTTGGTGGCGGCTACCGCGACTAATGAGGAATCAACTGAGGCTCTCGATGAACTTATTTCGGACACTCTTGTAGCGTTGGAAACCATTAGTTATGCGGTCCTAAAGTCCGTACAAACCCCGTTCCGTCTAGCTGTCAATAACGTGGCGAGTGGAAGTTACAGCTAGATGGTACTACCTCTGGCGATACTGCTTCTCTGTACCGCTTATTGTGGGCTAACTTCGGAACCGAAGTCGCTTTCACAATTGCACCACAGGGAAACGCTACCGCGAGCACCACTCAACCGCACTACACAGGTACAGTCGTATTTGACCAGTTGCCTCCATTGAGCCTAAACAGCGGTGACGTTGTCAAGTTCTCTGTGACTCTAACTGTAAAGAACGCTGTTCACACTCCATCAGCTACGCCTCCGGTGTACTACGGAGTCACTCTAAAGACAAGCTAATGCCTTACGTTGAGAGTCGTATTCAGATTCTCGGCTTGAATGAGGCAGTTGCCGGCCTGAAAGCTATGGGTGCCGAGAAGGAACTCAAAGAACTAAACTTTCGGGTCGGCAAACTTGTCGTAAAAGAGGCTAGAGAATTAGTGCCAGTTCGTAAAGGTAGATTACAAGAATCTATTCGGGCATCTAAAACAGCCAAAACAGTTGTAGTTTATGCTGGTAGAGATCCATTGGTTCCGTACGCTAACCCTATCAACTGGGGCTGGTTCTATGACAGAGAATATTTCATCCAAAAGAACATTATGCCTACTCAATACATGAATAAAGCAGCCGCTAAGGTTCGTGGACTAATTGGAACATTCTATATGCAAGACTTGATTGCAATCTACGAGAAATATGCTAAAGAACAGTATTCTGGAAACGTAGTTCTAAACCGAGATCTAATTGAGATTTCGAGAGTTTGACACTTGAGGAAGTTGAGACCATTGAACTGATTACTGGTGCAAGTATTGACCAGATCATGGAGGCGAAACAACCTAAAGGTAAAGCACTAAAAGCCATCATCTTGATTATCAAAAGGCGGCAGGACCCTAGCTATACGATTGAGCAAGCCGGTGCCCTAAAAATGTCTGAGGTAAATGAGTTGCTGGCTGGTGATGAAAAAAAAGAGTAATAGCAGATAAGGCGGCCAAGCGGATGGCGTTTATGATAGTTCACGCTGGAGTAAGCGTTTCAGAGTATAAGCAACTCACTCTACGCGAATACCAGGCTATTGCTGACGCTGTAACAGAGAAAGGCCCTATGTAATGAGTGTTCTGAGACTTACCCTTATCTCTGATCCAAGCAAGTTCAAGTCAGGTTTAGATAAGGCATCTAAGGAACTAAAGAGCTTTGGCTCTGTTGCCAGCAAGGTGTCCTCTGGTGTCACTAGGGCTCTTGGAACTGTTGGACTTGGCCTTGGTGTCGCTAAACTTACTGGCTATCTAAAAGAATCTGCTAAGGCCGCAGCTGAGGATGCTGTATCTAAAAACCAGTTGGCACTATCTCTAAAGAACACTCTTGGAGCAACTGTCGCTACTACTGAGGCGGCGGAACGCTGGATTCAAAAAACCTCTAACGCTGTCGCGGTGCTAGATGACGATTTGAGACCAGCCCTAGCTGACGCTGTTCGTGCAACCGGTTCATTGGATCGTGGACAGTCTCTGTTGAACTTGGCATTGGACATTTCAGCGGCTAAAGGCAAGAACCTTGGTTCGGTTACTAATGCTCTTAGTAAGGCTTATGGCGGCCAATACACTTCATTACAAAAACTATTGCCTGGTGTCAAACTTGGTGTGAACTTCTACGCTGATTTGACTAAACAATTCAAGGGCTCCGCTGAGGCGGCTGCAGATCTAAACCCTTACCAGAGGTTGCAAGTTATCTTTGAGAATCTAAAAGAGGAAGTGGGAACTGCATTACTGCCATTAGTCAAACAGTTTGCAGAATACTTACAGAGTCCTGAGGGCCAAAGGAACTTACGCCAACTAATTAGAATCTTGCAAGAGGTTGGTTTGGCTGTAGGTAATGTTGGCAAGTTCTTTATTGAAAACATTGTTCTAATCAAGTCTCTAGTTGCTGGCATATTGACTGCAAAGTTGGCTATTGGTGGTTTGACTATCGCTATGAAACTTTATGACATGGCAACTAAGTTAGCGACTATTTCGACCAAGGCCCTAAAGTACGCTTTGATTTCGACTGGTATTGGTGCCATCGCGGTTACTGTTGGAACCCTTGCAGCTGCATGGATGTCGGCCGCCGATGCTCAAGAGGATTACTACACTCAAACAGAACAAAGCGAAGCGTTTAGGAAAGCCTTAGAAGCAACTGGTGACGCGACTGTTGAAATAAATGAGAACTTAGGTCAGATATTCAAAGATGGTGTTCTTATATTTGACCAAGCTCAATGGGACCAGAATGTGCAAAGAATCAAAGACAAGATTATCCAGGCAAAAGATAACATCACTAAAACTGCCGAGAAGTTTAGAGACAGCGTTGGATTGGCATTTGGAACCACAGGTAAAGACGAGTACTCATTCTTCAACGTGGACAAGGTTATTGAAAAACTAAAGCGGATGGTGGACGCGGCTAAGGGATTTACTGGGAACCTAAGAAAACTTGTGAAGCAGGGTGCCGGTCAGGATGTAATCAACGAGCTTATTGGCATGGGCCCTGCTCAGGGTAACATCGTGGCTAAGGGATTACTGCAGTCAGGCAGATTGTCGGAGTATCTGGGACTTCGTGGATCTCTTTATGGTACTGGTGCAAGTGTCGCTGGAGTCGGCAACACCGCTGGTCAAAAGACTTACACCATCAACATCAACAAAGCCAACGTTTCAGCTGCCGAAATCATCAAAGAGATTCGTAACTTCGAGAAGCAAACCAATAAAAAGTATTTCGCTAACTAATGGCTAATAACGTTTGGGACATCAAGTCGAATCTACGGATTCAATACTTACCTACACCATCGGGTTCATGGACTTCCATTGAGGCTGACACTTATGAGGTGAGCATTGACCGAGGTATCTTGGTTGAACGCGGAGTGTTCGCTAGACCAGATTATGGTACTGCTCAGGTTCGGCTAATCAAAAAGGATGTTTCAGATCTAGTTACTGGACCTAACTACAAAGCCAACATGCCTTTGCGTATTCAATACCAGCCTCAGCCCGATACTCAACCAACTGTTTGGCAGTCATTCTTTCATGGCTTTATCAGCAACGTGGCGATGCAGTTTGATGTTGATTCTCAAAAACTAAAGATAACTATTTCGGCCGATGACACAACTAAGATTCTATTGAACACTCGCTTGACTGTGTTTGACATCAACAGCACTTACCACAGCTTCAAACAGATTATGGTCAAACTTGGTTCGGACATTCAGGCAGTTGATTCTAGGTTCTCACTTAGCCAGGATGGTCCCGGCGGTAGTGCCACATTCCAAGATCACGAAACCTTTGATGACTTTGTATCCGGTGAACTTGTAAATAGATTGCTAGATGCCGAACTCGGTTGGGTTTATTCCGCTAAAGATTCCAGTTTGCAGTATTACATGACTCGAAATGACGTGGCCACTAAGCGAACCGCTTGGAGTAATACCGAACTGACCATCTCTAACGTTCACTCAAGTTCTGTAGATCACATTTGCATGAACGCTATTGACCTAGTGTTTGATACTGATGGTTTAGTAAATAGTGCCAAAGTGATTGACGACAGTTCTAAGGTCGATTACACCAAAAAGAACACCACATCTATCAGCACTTATGGCGAATGGCCAGCGGACTTTATTATCGACATGGACATAGGTTCATCGCCTCACACTAGATTGCAAGATTGGGCTCAAGCTGTAGTTGATGCCGCCGACCCTAAAAGAATTGACGCTGTATCCTGTCCTGCCTTGAGACGTGATGGAACCACCAGCAAAATTATCGACCGCGAAATAGGAGCCAAACTACAGGTCGAGTTTGTAGATCCAGCGAACAGTTCTAACAAGATTCAACAGGTGGCTTTGATTACCAGGATTAGGCATGAGATAAGTGCTGACCATTGGGAAACAAGTTTCGGCTTGTGGAAAGGTATCTGATGACTCAGGAAGTTTGGTTGTGGGTGGTGTCGGGTATTCTGACCGGTACAAGTGTCACAGCTTTGTTTAGGTATCTAACTACTAGACGTTTCCAGTCGATTAGTTTGGAGCAGAAACTTCGGGCTGAGATGTTTGAGCAGATAGACAATTTGAAACAGGAACTCGCCACGCTGAAACAGGAACTTGACCATTGGCGTGATAAATACTTAACTTTGAGTAAGGAATACAACAAACTGAAAACCGAGTTCGACAAGCTAAAAAAGGATAAATGATGGCAAAAGAAACCGAACCTAAAGTAACCACTTCATGGGCACCATTTCCGTCACCAGGTCAAACACCTGCACCGGTTGAGGCTCCTGTTGAGGATGCTCCTAGTGAGTGAAACCTACACAGTTACTGACGGCCTATTCAATCTAGAGATTCTGGCTGGATCTACATTCCCTAGCGTTGCTGGTGACTGCGAGTTCTACCCTACCGACTCCGATGGTGTTGCATTCGCTTTATCTGGTTACACCGCTAAATTGCAGATTCGTGAGAACCCTGGCACTACAGCAATTATCGACATCACGCCGACAGTAAACAGTTCTACTAACTCGGTAGCGTTCTCGCTTACACCTACTCAAACATCGTTGCTAACTAAAACTGATTATGTTTGGGCTCTCGAATTGACACAGACTTCAACTGGAAAGGTTCTAACGCTGGCAAGAGGTCAAGTTCTTGTTACGCCTGAAATAGTCAAATGATAGTTAAGATAGTTGTCCCTGATTCTATTTATGCCAACGTGTACTTTGCTCGCGGTGAGCAAGGCCCTCAAGGTGTAACGGGTAATACTGGGCCTCAGGGCCCTAGCGGTATTGTGAACGTGGATTCACCTATCACTAATTCGGGTACAACTACAGCTGCCAACATTGGTTTGAATCAGGCACTTATTCAGATTGCACCGGCACAGGTTACAGGTACAGCGGTAGTTACAGCTGACTCTAGATTGTCAGATCAACGTGTTCCAACTGATGGAAGTGTTACTGACACCAAGATTGTTGCTGGAGGGTTATCACCTAACAGGGTTACAGGCACGGCAGTTATTACAACTGACTCTAGGCTCTCTGACGCTAGGACTCCTTTAGCTCACGCCGCCACTCATGGCTCCGCAGGTTCAGACCCTGTCACTCTGGCACAGTCACAGATCACTAACCTAGTTTCAGACCTCTCAGCCAAAGGAACATTCTTAGGCACTAACTCTCTAGGCGAGATCTATAAGGTTGGTGCATCACCGGGCTTAGGTTATCTGCCTTACACCGCATCTGTTGGCGGAGGTATCGCTTGGCAGAACCTTGCAACATTAGTTAAGACTAACGCGGCTAACACATTCTCAGTTGGTGGTCATATCATCAACAACAATGCAGTCGGTACTGTTCCTTTACAAGTCAATGGCGTATCTGGTCAAACAGCTGACTTGATTCAGGTTAGGGACAATGCAGGAAACAACAACTTAAGCGTGAGTCCTACTTATGGGTTAGTTGGTCGTAATGCTGGAACAGTGTCTTTTGCTTTATCATCTGCTGGTGGACTAGGTGCGTTCTATTTACAAAATGCATCACAAGTAGGTTTGCTAGTTCGTGGCGCAACAAGTCAAACAGCGAATTTGCAGGAGTGGCAGATTTCAACAGGTGGAACTGTTGCGAGAGTAACTAGCTCTGGTTCATTGGTTACGACACAAGGTTTTGCTGTTTTAGGTGGCGCATCAATATCTGGTTCTATTGCAACACTTTTACAAACAAGCAATGCGGCAAGAATAGCTTTAGTTGTTCAAGGTGCGGCTAGTCAGTCAGCTAACCTACAAGAATGGCAAAACTCGGCAGGTGGAACAGTTGCGAGAGTGAATAACTTGGGTGAGTTTTTCGCTCCAATTATTTGGACAACTAATGCTTATGCTGGATTTACTGAACAAAGTGCTGGTGGTGCTTTAAGAATGACTAAACTGACTGCTGCTGGATCTAATCCTGGTGCTGGCAATGGTCGTATTTACTTCCGTGATGGCACGAATGCTGGTACTTTGAAACTTGTTGTTCGTGCAGGTGCAGCAGGTGCTGAAACTACTATCCTAGATAACATTCCACAATAAGAAAGAAACCACTAATGTCATTCAATGTCCCTGATGAAGTAAAAGTGCAGATGCTCACCGAGAGAATCAAGGCTCTCAACGTTGAGGGTTATCAGCATGAACTAAACAAAAAAGCAGCTGAGGCCAT